GTCAGTGGTGCAAATGGTAAAGCGCAATGGGTTCGACTTGGGACACTCACGTCCGCCGGCGATGCTTCAGTTGTCGTTATTACTCTTCAGACCGGAAACGGTTTCAACGGGACAGAAAGCCAAAATTCTCAAGCCGAGATCATCATAAAAGATGGGTGGCAGGACAAAGCAAGTACGACGGCGGCATTTGGCGCAAGCGTTACACGACAGAACACTAAAGATCTTCTGGTTAGTGTACGAGCAACGGCATCGAATGTGTGTGAAGTCTGGACATATCTTCCATGGCAATACTGGAATGGAAATTACACCATATCTGGTATTTACAGCGGATGGAATCCAAATTTTACAAAACAAGACACAAAGCCAACGAATGGTGTTGAGCAGTCACTAGCATATCGAACTACGGCAGAAGATGCTTACACGTTAGCCTCTGGTCTGAAAAAAGACGTGGATATAAGTTCTGAATTTGTGAAAACATACAACGATTGGGCGTTTAAATGGAAAACAGCCACAATGGTTGACGGCGCCGAAGTTGGAACTTATCAGAAATATATCACTCTTGAAAGTGGCAATATTTTACTTGGTCATTCCAATTCCAAAAACAAATTGAAGATCACCAACGATTCCATCCAGTTCAAAGGCACCAGCGACACCGCCATAAAACCAGATTCCGACGCAACTGCCTGGATCACAGGAAAGGTATTCCATATCAATTCCGGAGAGATTGAGAGCGGTTTGACATTTGGTAATACAAAATTAGAACCTATTTCCGACGGACTTTCAATAAAGAGAAACAATAAAACGTCCAACGATGAATATTATAAGACTACCATTGGCGATAATATCACGTTGAACACGGTTCTTGGTCGTAAGGTCACTATTTCCAGAGAATTATGTATGGGGACATCGTCGCTACCTGCGGCGTTTGGCGATGACGGAGAGTTTCGTGTTCGATTTGGAAGTAAATCCTTTTTAGGATTTCCATACAGCGATCGCAATAAGGAAATGGGTAAGGGATCAGTATCTTTAGTGAATGGTGGTAAACCATACGGAATCCAGTCGATGACTTTAGTCGGAGGCACCACACACGGTACACACTCCATAGCAGCTATGGGCGCTACAGTTAACGGTAGTCGGTCTGCAGCTTTCGGAGAGGAATTGTTAAGTGATTACGATCATCAATTTATCATCGGGAAATGCAATGTATCGGCCGATAAAGCTTTTATTATAGGTAACGGAACTTACGATAAACGTTCAAACGCTCTTACTGTAGACTGGAGTGGTAATATCACAGCGCCAAATCTCACGTCTCCTGGAGCGCTCAGATTGGGATTCAACGGTGGCGACTTCCAGCCATATTTCACAAAGGGCAATTCCGCATCATTTAAAGTATGGCTAACGGGATATACAACATCTGGTATGGCAGAAGTGCTATTTTTTATGCCATTCTCAAGACCAATTATTGGCGCAAGCGGCGTGAGTGTATCAAGTGTCAACGGTCTTATCATACGTCAGAACAATAAATATCTGTATGGCAGTACAGCGACAGTATATGTGAAACCATCATCATATACTTCAGAAATTGTGGATGGAGGCCAAGGCGTAAACATCCGAGCCAAAATGCCGAACACCACTAATGTCACAAATAACACAGCGTGTGCTATCACGGCAAGTATAAAAATCACATTCAGCTAAAGGAGAATCGAAATGGCATTAAAAAAGAAGGTAATCCAGGATGATGGTGTAACTACCGAATATCATCGTATTTTATACGTTCAGTCAACAGTAAACAGTCATTGCTCCGTTGCTGTGATTTCCTTGGTTTCAGAAGAGATCAGGAATAAACAGCTCGCGGGAGAAATTCAGCAGCCTTATCAGAAAATTGTCACTTATGAGACAACTGAATACGATGACTTAACTATCGAAAAAGCTTACGAATATCTCAAGACTCTTCCGGAATTTGAAGGAGCTGAGGATATTCTCGAAGAAAAGCATAATTTATCATAAGGAGGATTCAAAATGGATTTTACAACATTAACTGAACATTTCGTACTCGTAGTATTAGTCGCTTGTCTGGTGGTAGGTTATATCATCAAACATGCGACTTTTTTAAACAAGATTCCCAATACAGATATTCCATGCATCCTTGCAGTGATCGGAGCCGTACTGAACGGAGTCGTTAGTGGATTTTCTGTCGAATCCATCGTGTATGGAGCCGTCATGGGCTTAGCGTCCACCGGATTACACCAGGCATTCACACAGTTTATTGAAGGTAAGAATAATATCAGCACTGAGGAGGACGACACAGATGGGGTTCACAATCACCAGTGATCAGATTATGTGGTTCTGCACGATCGTAGGCGGAATCTGGGGTATCTTGAAGATCATTAAAGAGCTTCGGAAACCCAACGAAGATATGAAAGCTGAGGTACAGAAACATACCGAGCTTTTAGATAAAGACAATAGACGAATGAAGCAGTGTGAGGATGCGAACCAGATGATCCTCAAGTGTTTACTTGTGATAATCAATCATGAGATAACCGGGAACGGAATCGAAAAAATGAAAGAGACCAGAGATAAGCTTCAGGACTTTTTGGTCGATAATTAAGTAGAAGAGTGGCCCGTAGGAGTAACGCTTAACCTGTTTTAGGTTATTCATACGTTACTCCTACATTTGCCATTAGAAACCCTTGAGTTTACTGGATACACCACAATTGGTAGCCGCTAAGTCACTCATCGATAAGTCCTCCAGCAAATTTTATTTACACTTCATCATATGGCAGGAGTCCGTCCACAGTTACAAAAAAGTTGACAGTGTTTATTCATTACGATATAATAAACGAAATGTAACATTTTTGTAATTTTTAAGACAAACTAGCTTTTATATCTAAAACAGGAAATGGGGAAAATTATGAAGAGTTTCAGAACAAAAAAATGGCTGAAGGGTCTGATGCTTGCTATGCTGCTGATCGTGGGAAGCACAGTCTTTTCTGCTTCTGCAAAAGAGGTACAGGCTGCCACTGCAGGCTTTAAAACTATCGATGGAAAAACATACTACATAAAAAGTGATGGGAGCAAGCAGAAAGGCTGGCTGACCCTGGGCGGATACAAGTACTACTTTAACACAAAGACCGGAGTA